GTGGCTGGTAAAACAATTGCACTGGTTTCTGATATTGGACTTAAGTTAGTTGGCATTAATGAGATCTCCCGCTACACTAAGTAGTGATCTTCATCACAAAATTCCAATGATAAAATGCCTTCTTTATGAAGCTGTCGCACTTTGACGAGTTTCTTTCGTCTTCTTAGTTGTTGTTTTCTTCTTTTTGGTAGTCCGAGATTTAGAAGTTTTTGTTTCCGTAGCAGTTGGTGCTGCGGAAGTTTTTGTTTCTGCCGTAGTCTCAATAGCTGGTTCCGGCAACGTATCCGGTGTATCGGGCGTGTCTGTCTTCATAATCGGATGAGTGCCAAACTTATTGGTAAACTTTCCGGGTGTTGTGTTTATTCTTCTTTTCTTTCCCATGGAAAACTCCTTGTTATATAATAACTAGTATAATTTCTATAAAACGAAAATCTCAAAAATTTGCCGGCGAAAAAATGTGGGAGATCGTCATTTCTAAAAAAAACCTCACTCCGCAGGGAGTGAGGCTTAAAAGACAAAAGCAGTCTTTTACTTCTTGTTTAAGAAGCTGCTGACGTTGCGAACAGTGTATCTGTCACATCAATAACGACGCCCGTACAGTGCATGTAAGTGCCATCGGACACGAAGTCAAACCTTTCACCACTAGTCGAGCTAGTGCTGCAATTAATGAAATCGTGTGTCGTGCCGTCAGCAACATCGGCGCCGCCGCCGTCACCACCGATAATCAGGCCGGTGAAAAACTCACCACTCGCCGTTCCAATGTTTACAATTTGGTCCATTGTACCACCGTCTTGCTCGTCGATAATAACAGAAAGAGTCCAACCAGCACCAACTGTTGCGGCTGAAGGCAACTGAACCAAGGTCGTAGCTGCAGGATTAACGTGAATCACGGCGCCACCATCAGCAGCGCTAACTGTATAGTCCGCCGTCTTGGCCAAAAATCTACGCTTTGCGCCGGTTAACGTCGAGTCAGTAAGCAGAAGCTCTCTCTTTAAATTCTCAATTAATGTTTGGGTTCGCGCCAAACCCACTCTTTTAGTTCCCATTTTTATAACCCTCCATTTATAATCATGTCATCAAACATGGGATGAATCTCTTGATTCGTAGGTAAGTAGTCTGCCCACAAAAGAAAGCCCCCATCTTTCGATGAGGGCTTAACTTTTTGTTGCTCTATCTAATTTACTAATTAGCCAGTAGAGCCCGACTCACCTTCGAGTCCACGCACGACAACAAGGCCGTACATATCGGGACGCACCATTTGCTTGGCGTACCGAGTCATCACGCCCTTGCGGGGCACGAAGTCTTCGGGGCCAAAGATGGTGGGTGTAGTCTGCAGTGGCACGTAAGGTGCGTACACATATCCACTTTCGAGGAAAGAGGATCCGCGACGACCAACCAGGACCACGTTTCGCAGGAAGTATGGGTCAACAATGACATCAAACTTCTTAGAAAGTTGTCCGGTCTTGACGGCACCAACAGAACCAGTGTCAGAGTCTGCCGTAACAGACGCACGGAATCCACTAGTGAACTCAAGGATGTTCGCAATTTCAGGTCCAAGGACGATGAAATTAGCGCCACCACGCAGAGTCTTGCGGTGAATCTGTGCCGACACATCATTGATGGTTTCGACAAGAGTCTCATACCACTCGCTTACCGTACCGGTAAAGTCGGGAGCAGCCGAAGATGCACCAACTTCAACGCCAGTAGTCCGGTCTACGAAGAGACCAGGAGAACGAGCCCAGTAGTAAGTCCCAGCAGTTGCACCGTTAACGAGGTCCGCAAGGATCTCACGGTCAATCTCAAGAGCAATTTGCTCAGAGAGAATGCTGGTCAGTTCCACTTCAGCATCGAGGTTGTGGTAGGCGTTAAGATCTTGTCCTAACTCCGGAGTCCACTTAGCCTTCAGCTTCTTGGTCTGTGCAGTGACAGCCACGGAATCGACTTTGATGTCGATCTCGGGAATGTCGGCGTTGCCTTCCAGTCCCCATGCGGTAGCTCCAATAACGGAACCAAGGGAACCGCCAACATTGAAGTTATCAACGAGAGGATGGCCAACAGTGAGTGTAGCACTTTCGGCTACGGCTCCTACATTTGCAGAAAGAGCAGTAACAACAAAGCGAAGACTCTTGACAGATTGAGCAGACTCCGTAGCACTTACGATGTGTGTCAAACGTCGGACGAGACGCATAATGGTTGCATCCCCAGTCGCTGCGCCATTGCTCAAAGCACCACTAAGGTTTGCTTGAGTAATGTTGAAAGCACCAAGGTTCTCGAAATCGGTTGTATCCGCTGTAAATGCAGACTTAGCCACATCGACAATAACAACCTTGTAACCACTACCCGAGAGAGCAATGATGTCCGGATCGTACAGAATACGCTTCCGGTTGGCTTCGAGACCACTACCTTCAAGGTTGTTCGCACCGTTGATATCAAACTGATCCTTAAGAGCATAGTTTGATGTAGCAACATCAGTAGAACCACTAGGAGATGCATACGCATAACCACGGGCGCCCACTGTGCGCGGACCTGAAAGGTCAGAACCAGAGGCGTCAACTAAGCTCACACCACCAGTTACCTGTGCACCAACCTTATCAGTACCGTAAATCGACTTGTTAACTAAGTTACCAAATCGCTCGGTCTGGGTTGTGCGTCCGCCAAGATCAGGTGAGAACACGAAATCCAGGAAGAAGATAAGTCCCGAGGGGAGACTCATCGGCTGAACGCTAACGAGATCGTTTGCGATCAGTCCCGCGAAAACACGACGGACGATGGGGAACGCGACGGCTGCAAAACCCTCAACATCTCCAGCGGCCATTGACGAACTTTCGCGAAGAAGCTCCTTTGCTTGGTTCTCAAGCAGACGAGCCATAGATTGGCGCTTGCGATCACTTTCCAAACCCTCTAAGAGTCCGGTGCGATCCCACTTTTCTAATAACGCATGCCCTTCAGCACGCATATCACGGTTAACAACGCCTTCCGTTAACCTATCAATAATACCAGCCATTTTTAAAATACCTCCTATGTTAATGTATTCGTATTAATTTTACTTAATACCTGCTAGTCTTTTCATCCTATCCGCAATGGGATCGAATGATGTGCTTTCCTTGCGGGAAGCACGAATAACAGAAGTACTACGACGACCAATTGCTTCACTCAACGATTGGGGGCCAGCCTTAGTGGCTGACGGCGTTGCGTTTTCGAGCGTATGGTATATTGTTTTCGCCTCTGTTACTGAACCAGCTTTTGAAATAGCGTCGGCAATTTTTAACTTTTGCCGCTCATTTAGGGAGGTATTTCTCAAAACACGGTTCGTGTAAAGCAAGCGAGCATTCGAAAGATTTACATCTTGTAAATTCTCTCTTAACTCTTCAGTTGCCTGCTTGTATTGTTCAAGTGACTTCTTGAGTTGTTTATTTTCAAAAACCAACTCTTCAGAAGCCTTCTTCAAATCTTTCATATGTTTTTCTACTTCGGTGCTACGACGATGCGCAATCGCTTTCTGTAGCTGCCAATTAATATCTTCGGAGGTGCGGCCGGCCCAGCCTTGAAGCCGGGGGCCCATGTCAACCACAAGGCGCTCCGCAATCTCATCAATCAAATCATCGGGAAGGTCTACGTCTTCTTCAAGACCAGGGCTCAGCGGCGCCTTGTCTTCAGCCGTTTCAGCTTCCTCTTCCTCGGCGGTTCCTGCAGCGGCTGTCTCACCCGAAACAAATTCTTCCGCTTCATCTTCCGACAACATTGCTGCGAGTTCTTCTTCATTAAGGTTGAACTCTTGCTCATCTTGAAGCTGTTGTACTGCTTCGTGGAGAGCATCCAGATCAACATTAATCTCAACTTCCTGGCCGCTCTTGGGAAGGTGTCTTAAGTTTTCGCCTTCCTCTTCCGATAATCCGTCTGTAGCTGCGAGGGGCACGCCGGTTACGATCTCCTCGGTTTCGCCTCCTGCTTCGGCTGCCATCGGGTCCGCCATTGGATCGGCTAGCGGGTCGGCCATTGGGTCGGCCATTGGGTCGGCCATTGGGTCGGCCATGGGGTCTGCCATGGGGTCGGCGGCTGGAGCACCAAGATCAGCGCCCAACTCGTCCTGTTCAATTAGCTGTTCCAATGTATCTCTGACCTCTTCAGAGTATTTATCCAAAACAGCAGTCTCAGCATTTTTTAAAGCTGCTTCCCGTAATGCTTTGGCATCTACGATGGCTTCACTTAACAAACTAGACATTAA